CCTACTCGCGGAGACGATCCCTCTACCTGAACTACGCAGACAAGACACCAAGAATCGTCAGAATTCTATTGATGATATTGACCCGTTTCGGCGGCAGAAGTTTGAAATGCTAATGCAACAACATTTTGCACAAGGAATGGATCTCTATCAGAGAATGCTTGATGAGGGTATTGCAAAGGAATGTGCAAGAAATGTGCTACCATTATGTGTAGGCACAAAAATGTACATGACGGGCAATCTTCGCAATTGGATCCATTATATCCAACTGCGTTCCTCCAATGGCACCCAGAAGGAGCACATGGACATTGCAAACCTTGCCAAGCAACATTTCATCTGTCAGTTCCCAGTCATCTCTGAGGCGCTTGAGTGGTGCTCTGAGGGTGATTGTAATTGTCCAGATCAATTGGACGAGTGCAACTGTATTCAACCTTCTTTGAGGATAGACTAATGCCACTATACAACGTACTAAATAAGGTCACTGGCGAAAAACAAGAGTTTCGCAAGACCGTTGCCGAATACGAGCAATGGAAAACTGACAATCCTGATTGGGATAAAGATTGGCACGCTGGTGTCGCAGGTACTACCTACGGCAATCCTAAACAGTCTGATGGATTCAAGGAAGTAATGTCCAAGGTCCAGAAAGCACATCCCCGAGCAAACCTTAGTCGATTCACTTGATATGCCAAGAGCCAGAAAGCGAAACACTACCAGCAATCCTGTTCCCTCCAACATGAGTGCGAAGCACATCAGAAGGAAGAAACCTATTGATAAGTCCTACATGGTGCCTATCAATCCATTGACTCCAAATCAAGAGACTGCATTTGAGCAATACAATCTAGGTAAAAACCTTTTACTTCATGGTGCAGCAGGTACTGGTAAAACATTTATCACATTGTATCTTGCATTGCAAGAGGTACTTGACGAAACTACACCTTATGATAAGATATACATTGTAAGGTCTTTGGTTCCTACCAGAGAGATTGGTTTCCTTCCTGGCGATCATGAAGATAAATCAGCACTTTATCAGATTCCATACAAGAACATGGTAAGATACATGTTCAGTATGCCTGACGATAATTCGTTTGAAATGCTTTATGACAACTTACGAGCCCAAGAAACTATTTCGTTTTGGTCTACTTCTTTTATTCGTGGAGTTACTCTTGATAATGCTATTGTTATTGTCGATGAATTCTCAAACTTGAACTTCCATGAACTAGATTCTATGGTCACTCGCATTGGTGAGGACTCTAAGATCATGTTCTGTGGAGACATCACTCAGTCAGATCTGGTGAAAGAAAATGAAAGAACAGGAGTTGCAGATTTTATTCGCATCCTTCAAGACATGAGTGAATTCTCTTGTATTGAATATGGAATTGATGATATTGTTCGTTCTGGATTAGTCAAATCTTATCTTATCACCAAATACAATCTTGGATTTTAATGTTATTTAATTTTATCGACACAAACATACAACAAATTGATGTCGAACCTGTGAATCGAGACGGCACCAGATTCTATCCCATTCCTGGTGCTGATAAATATTATCCGAGTGTTACCTCAGTCACATCGTTTAAGAACGCTCAGTTCTTCAAAAAATGGAGAGCAAAAATTGGTGAAAATGAGGCTAATCGCATTACTGCTAGAGCAACACAAAGAGGTACTGCATTTCATGCACTTACCGAAGATTATTTCAAAGGAGAACTAAACATCGACAAGTACTTGGAAAATAATCCATTATCTGTTAGAATGTTTCAGTCAGCAAAATCCACGTTGAATCGTATAGACAACATCTATTGTCTAGAGGAGTTTCTTTACTCCCATTACTTAGGTTTAGCGGGTCGGGTGGATTGTATTGCTGAGTTCGATGGTGAGTTGGCAGTAATCGATTTTAAAACTTCAACTAAAGAAAAAAAGGAATCATACATCGAGAACTATTTTGTTCAAGAGACTGCATATGCAGCGATGTTCCTTGAAAGAACTGGTATTGAGGTAAAGAAAATTGTCACACTTATCGCCACCGAAGAGGGATCTATTCAAGTATTTGAGAAGTACAATCTTGATGACTATTTACAATTACTCAAATCCTACATTGAAGAATTTGTTAGGGGAAAACATGCCTAAAGAAAAACTTGAGGACAACTTTTTAACACCTACCAAGTTCTCTCAGGAGATTGAGAGACTAGTTAAAAAAAGTAATGGACTCATTACATACATCGAAGCAGTAGTAACTTACTGTCAAGAGAATGATATTGAGGTAGAAACAGTTTCTAAACTGATTTCTAAACCATTAAAAGAACGCTTGCGACATGAAGCACAGCGTTTAAATTATATGAAACAATCATCAAAAGGAGTATTGCCACTGTGACGGGACTTGAAGTGTATAAAATGTATCTTGCATTAAAGATGCACTTCACTAAAGACTCTTATGATTATGTAAAATACAGGGGCAAAGTTTCTGCCTCTGAAAAATCATTTGAAGAACGTCGCGACCGATATTTCTTTAAAAAACTAGCGGCGAAGTATGAGGATCACATTATCCAAGATTACTTTGTCGCTAATTTTATGGATGAACCTAAAGGGTACATACAATCATTTAATATTAATACTTACGAAAGGTGGAAAGTAAATAAGGAATCGTTTTCTTATAAATTTAGACAGGATGTAGATAATCTACTATCAAACTTTCAATCTCCATACCAAGATAAATTCGATAAGATTTTTACAATAGAAGAAGGTCAGCATCCAATCCTTATTAAGTCTTATCTTTCAGGAGATATAAAATTAGAAACACTTGTTGTATTTGAAACTTGCCTAGGATATGTCAAAGCATTCGATAAAAATTTAAAAGATCCTATCTGGAAAGAGATTCGTAGAAGAGTTATAAAATATAAACCATTTTTATTAGTCGATTGTGAAAAATACAAGAGTGAAATATTAACAGTAATTAGGACAAAGTTATGACTTTTTTTCAATCAGAACAAGTACAAGAAAATCTTCAAGATATTTTTAGAACATATCAGGAAATTGCATCAGTAACTTCTAGACTTCCTACAATGAATCTGGATGAAAAATTAGAGCATATCGATGAATGTAAAAATTTAATTGATAAGCAACGAACATTTTATTTTAGATTGAGTCTTGCATCTACTACTGATGAGGAAGCATCAGACATGAAGACCAGGATTAATGCACTATCTCAAGCGTTTGGGTATCGTGACCTTGGGGAATGCATGGATGCCATGCTAGAGACACTTGAGAAAGCGGCACAGAGCGAGATTGACAAGCACTAAATAGTATGCTACGATAACCCAGTAGCAAACAATACAACTACACACATTCAATACGGAGAATACAAATGTCTTTTGCAAGTCTCAAGAAAGCGTCAAGCAAGGGTGACACCTTTGCTAAACTGACACGAGAGATTGACAAACTGAATCAGCCTGCTGCTGGTTCATCTGCAGACGAACGATTCTGGAAACCAGAAATGGATAAGTCTGGTAATGGTTTTGCAGTAATCCGATTCCTTCCTGCACCCGATGGCGAAGAAATGCCATGGGCAAAGGTCTGGAGTCATGCATTCAAAGGTCCTGGTGGCCAATGGTACATCGAGAACTCACTCACCACTCTTGGTAAGGATGATCCTATCGGTGAAATGAATCGCGAACTCTGGAACAGTGGTCGTGATAGCGATAAAGAGATCGCTCGTGCTCAGAAGCGCAAACTCTCTTACTACAGCAACATCTACGTGGTCAGCGATCCTGCTCACCCCGAGAACGAAGGTCGTGTCTTCCTCTACAAATTTGGTAAGAAGATCTTTGACAAACTGACTGAAGCAATGCAACCTGCATTTGCTGATGAATCACCTATCGATCCTTTCAACTTCTGGAAAGGTGCTGACTTCAAACTGAAGATTCGTAAGGTTGAAGGTTACTGGAACTATGACAAGTCTGAGTTTGCTGCACCTAGCACTCTTGGTAACTTTGATGATGACAAACTGGAAAGTATCTGGAATGAAGGATACTCTCTTGCAGAGTTTGAAGATCCTAAGAACTTCAAATCCTATGAGCAACTTACAGCACGTATGAATCTGGTGCTTGGTAAGTCATCGACTGCATCTGCTCCTGCTATTCGTGAGGATGAAGAGGAAGTCTTTGCTGCTCCTGTTGGTGGTTTCAATGATGCAGACATCGCAGGTCTTCGTGAGAGTGCAATCGCTTCTGCTCCTGTAGAAGATCCCGAAGACACACTGTCTTACTTTGCTAAACTTGCTGAGGAAGACTGATGAAACTTGTACTCGCTACAATGATGCTGCTCTCTGCTCTGCCTGTTAGCGCAGAGAGTATTGGTGACCGAAGTAACCGTCAAGCATATAATTCTCAAAGAGGATATGCTTCAGAGAACAGATGCTATCGTAATGAATACCGTGAAG